AAAAGATGTATATTTTACTGGGCATAGTTTGGGTGCTGCTATGGCTACTATTAGTGCCACACGTTATAAGCCTGAAGAACTCTTTACCTTTGGATCTCCAAGAGTCGGTGGTGCAAAATTCATCAAAAACATCACATGTAAACACTTCAGATTCATGAATAATAACGATATTGTATGTAGGATTCCACCCGCATGGTTAGGATTTAGGCACCATGGTGAAATGATTTATTTTAATTCTGAAGGTATCCATCAAGCTAAGCCAACATGGAAAGACCTATTTAAAGGTATTCTAAATTCTTGGAAGAGATGGAAATTCTTTGACGGTATTGTAGATCATGGCATGCCAAACTACGTACGAGCTCTCAATAAGCTTAAAAAGGCTAAGTAATGTATTTCTTATTAATATTATCACTTAAGTCTATTTTAAGCTCAATCATTGGTTCATCTTTCTATAATTGGTTCCAAGGTACTACAATGGGTATATGGTTCCAAAAGCAAGTAGATAGATTTATGCAGCATTTTGCTATAAAATATCATCTAGAGCTGGCCAAAACAGACTCTAAATTTAGAAAACAGTATCCTCTTCAAGCTGATAGATTAGATGCTTTAGAAGAAGACCTTACTACATTATGGGAAATACACATAAAGGAAATTAATAAGCATTTAGGTAAAAATACTAAAAAATAACCTTTACTTTTGACACGAACTGTGTTATAATATACATTAATAGATTATGAACGGAATAAATACATCAATGATACACGTCACCAAAAGAGATGGAACAGTACAAACATTTGACTTGGACAAGATCCACAAAGTATTAGAGTGGGCTACTCAAGACATAACAAACGTATCTCAGTCAGAAATAGAATTAAGATCAAATATTCAATTATATGATAAAATCCCAGCTTATGATATTCATGAGTTGTTGATTAAAAGCGCCTCAGAACTTATTTCAGAACACACACCCAACTATCAATTTGTAGCAGCTAGGCTTATTTCATATAAGCTACGTAAAGAAGTATATGGTCAATATGATCCATTGCCTTTAATTGACGTTGTTAAAAAGAATATTGATTTAGGTGTATATGATCCAGCAATTCTTTCTTATTATACAGATGAAGAATTAAACGAATTAAATAGTTACATTAAGCATGCAAGGGATAATACCTTTACATATGCTGGCATGGAACAATTTAGAGGTAAGTACTTAGTACAAGACCGAAGAACTAAACAATGTTACGAGACTCCACAAATATTATATATGATGGTTGCAGCAACACTGTTTGCAAAAGAAACCACAAATAAATTAGCATGGGTAAAACATTATTATGACGCAATTAGTCAATTTTATATCTCGCTGCCGACGCCTATTATGGCTGGAGTACGAACGCCTACTCGCCAATTTTCGTCTTGTGTACTTATCGAATCCGGAGATAGTCTGGACTCTATCAATGCTACTAGTACTAGTATTGTTAAGTACATAAGCAAAAAGGCAGGAATAGGTATTGGAGCTGGCTCGATCAGAGCAGCTGGAGCAAGAGTTGGAGATGGTTCAGTAGTTCATACTGGACTTATTCCATTTCTTAAATATTTTCAATCTGCAGTAAAATCATGTTCTCAAGGTGGAGTTCGTGGTGGAGCAGCAACAGTTTATTTACCCGTATGGCATTATGAATTTGAAGATTTAGTAGTCCTTAAAAATAACAAAGGTACTGAAGAAAATAGAGTTCGTCATATGGATTATGCATTTCAGTTTAATAAACTAATGTATGAACGTTTAATTAGTGGAGGGGATATTACCTTCTTCGATCCACATGATGTACCTGGACTATATGATGCTTTCTTTTCAGACCAAGAAAAGTTTAAAGAATTATACGAAAAGTATGAAAGAGCATATAGTATTAGAAAGAAATCTAAGCCAGCATTAGAAGTTTTCCAATCAATTCTTACAGAAAGAAAAGATACTGGAAGGATCTATATCATGAATGTCGATCACGCTAACGAACATGGAGCATTTGATGTAAAGAAAGCTCCAATTCGTATGAGTAATCTATGTTGTGAAATTGATTTACCAACAAAGCCATTAGAGTCATACGATGATGAGAATGGTGAAATTTCTTTGTGTACTCTATCAGCCATTAATTGGGGATTGATAGATAGTCCTAAAGACTTTGAAAAATATTGTACTTTATCAGTAAGAGCATTAGATAACTTATTAGATTACCAAGAATATCCGATTAAAGCAGCTGAAAAATCTACTATGAATCGTAGACCATTGGGTATAGGTATTATCAACCTAGCGTATTTCCTTGCTAAAAGAGGATTAAAGTATAACGAACAATCTCATGAAATTATAGATGAGTATGCAGAAGCATGGTCTTATTACTTGATTAAAGCTTCTATGGAATTAGCTGAAGAAAAAGGTGCATGTTGGCTGTCAGATGAGACAAAATATGCATCTGGAAAACTGCCAAATGATACATATAAAGGTGCAGTAGATAATTTAGTGAAGCGTAAATCTACACTACCATGGGACACGCTGCGAAGCGCTCTAGTAGAACATGGTATAAGAAACTCTACGTTAATGGCATTAATGCCTGCAGAAACATCTGCACAAATTAGTAATAGTACAAATGGTATTGAACCTCCTAGAGCTTTAGTATCATACAAACAATCTAAGGATGGAGTCATGGCACAAGTAGTGCCTGGCTATCATCACCTTAAAAATAAGTATGACTTATTGTGGGATCAAAAATCTCCAGAAGGTTATCTTAAAATTTGTGCTATTCTTCAAAAATATATAGATCAGGGGATTAGTGTTAATACCTCTTATAATCCAGAGCACTTTGAAGATAATAAAGTACCTATGTCTCTAATGATTAAAGACTTAGTTATGTCGTATCAGTTTGGATTAAAGCAATTGTATTACTTTAATACGCATGATCAGTCAGATGACATGAAGGATGAACCTTTAGCACTATCTGATATCGATGACGAAGATTGCGAGAGTTGTAAAATTTGAAGAAAGTAAGAATACCACTAAAGGGTGGTTCAGAATGGGATGCTCTTACTCCTGCAAGGAAGTGGTATAAATACTTAACTAGCCCAGGTGTTACCAAGAGTATTAAAAAAGGTTATAATAAAAGATTTAGAAAAAAAGGAAAAGTGAATGTCAATATTGAAGAAGAATAACAAATCACACATGAATAAAATGATGTTTCTAGATGAACCAGTTGATATTCAAAGATATGATGAATTAAAATATCCAGCATTAGATAAAATAACAGATAAACAGCTTGGATTCTTTTGGAGGCCTGAAGAGGTAGATATTTCAAAAGATAAGAAGGATTTTGATTCTCTTACTGAGCACGAACAACATATCTTTACGTCTAATTTAAAAAGACAAATCCTATTGGATAGTGTACAAGGACGAGCTCCTAATATAGCATTCCTACCAATTGCTTCATTACCTGAAGTAGAAAATTGGATTGAAACATGGTCATTTTCAGAGACCATTCATAGTAGATCCTACACACACATTATCCGAAATATATATCCAAATCCTTCCATTGTATTTGATAATCTATTAGATATTAAACAGATTACCGAATGTGGAAATGATATTGCTAAATATTATGATGACTTGATCACTTGTAATATGGGACCTACCAATAAAATGGATCATAAACGTGCGCTATGGATGTGTATGAATAGCGCCAACGCATTAGAGGGGATAAGATTCTATGTATCATTTGCATGTAGTTGGGCATTTGCTGAGCTTAAGAAAATGGAGGGTAACGCTAAGATCATTAAGTTTATAGCTCGAGACGAAAACGTGCATCTAGCTAGTACTACTACCATGTTAAAAAATATGGTAAAAGAAGATAAAGATATGGAAAAAATATCTATCGAACTAAAAGACGAAGTAACAGCATTATTTGTAAAGGTTATTGAACAAGAAAAAGAATGGGCAAGATATTTGTTTAAAGATGGTTCAATGATTGGATTAAATGAAAAGTTACTAGGTGATTATATTGAATGGATTGGTGCTAAGAGAATGAGATCTCTTGGATTGGAATGTCCATACAGTGTATCAAAATTAAATCCACTTCCATGGACTGAAAAGTGGATTGGTGGTGGTAATGTCCAAGTAGCTCCACAAGAAACTGAGATTAGTTCTTACGTTGTTGGTGGTGTTAAACAGGACGCAGATCAAACCATGTTATCAGGATTGGCATTATAATGGAAATAAATGCTTCAATACCAGTTTATATGTATCCAAACTCTCAAGCTAATATAGTATATAAGAAAACTGTGGTTAGAGTTACAGATAATATGCAAAATGAAACTGTTCTTACTTATGACAAAAATGGTCAATTATTAGAAACAGTTACTCGTAAACACGACATAGGATCTGTGTGAAAGAAAAAAAAATATTACAAGTAGTTAATTTATCACCTAGCGAATTTTGGGTAGAAAAATTAACAGAAGTACATCCAATGCGCCAAGTATTCTGGGCATCTATAATTCAAGTATGTGTATTTGGATTAATGCTTTTGTCGTTCTGGACAATTAATGGAGTAGTAAATTGAATATAGAAATTTATAGTAAAGAACAGTGTCCATATTGTGATATGGCAGTAAGAATAGCTCAATCATTCGTTCAAGAATCTGAGCACAAATACGAAAAATTTATGTTGGGAGTAGATTTCGATAGAGATAAAATGTTAGAAATGTTTCCAACTGCAAGAACTTTTCCCCAAATTAAAATCGATGGAGAGGCTATAGGAGGCTATACTGACTTTGAAAGGATTATTAGTGAACAGCGATAATCAATTAAAACCTTTCGAATGTCATCATTGCTACGCCTCAGTTAAACTACTTTGGGAATACTCAGAACAAGAACCTGATAATGTATATTGCCCAAATTGTGGTAGACAGCGTGATATAGACGAACTAGACTTTGATACTCTTGATATGGATCAAGACGATATTAATGACTGGTACGATGAATAAATAGATATATGACTTGGTTATATGAAGGCAAACCATATACATTACCAGATGATTTTACTACAGATGATTATTACGGTTTTGTATATCTAATTACAAATAGAGCAACAGCTAAAAAATATATTGGCAAGAAATTCTTTTGGTCTAAAAAAACCCTACCTAAAACTAAAACTCGTAAAAGAAGAAAGATCACATACGTTGAATCAGATTGGAAATCATATTATGGATCTAATCGAGTTCTAAATGAAGAAAGGGAAAAGGCTGGTGATGATATATATCATAGACAAATTCTACATTTATGTAAGACTAAAGGCGAATGCGCATATATGGAAGCAAAAGAGCAGTTTGAACGTGAAGTTCTTTTAACTGATGAATACTATAATGGAATCATTAGTTGTAAAATTGGTGGACAAAGCATAAAAGGTTTAAAGAAAGATAATTGAAATAATTGTTTACTTTTC